CACAATTGCGATTCAGTTGGCAAAGATGTGGGGCGCAAAGGTCATTGCCGTTGTATCATCCAGTATTAAGGAAGAATTGGTAAAGTCTCTTGGTGCAGATATAACTGTTGATGCAAATTCTAAAGATCTTGGCAAAGCGATCCGTCAAGCAAATGGTGGTGGAGTTGACATTATTCTTGAAATGGTTGGAGGCAGAACATTTGATCAAAGCCTTCTTGCACTTGGTAATTTTGGGAAACTTATAACTTATGGCATGGCATCTCATGAGGTGCCCACACCAGTTAATCCTAAATCACTTATGCATGGATCAAAGACAGTCTCAGGATTCTGGATTGCTCCTTGCTTTGGCAAAAAAGAATTAGTTAATGATGTCATAGAAGAACTTTTTCAACTGATTATTGAAGGAAAGTTAAGCCCTATCATAGGAAAAAAAATTCCTTTAAGCCAAGCATCAGATTCTCATAAATTGATACTTTCTCGTAATTCTATAGGGAAAATATGCTTAGATCCTTCCTCATGAGTGGTGTATAATAGTTCTATGCCATATTTAGTTAACAACCAGCCAGTAGGACATCATCCAAGTGAGATCGAAAGAGCACCCTCCTATGTTGATTTTTTTGAAAAACTAGGAAACTCTTCTGATAATATTGTAGTCGTTCCAGACTTCCTCACCGCTAAAGAGATTAGGTATCTTGTTGCACATATAGATGAACGAAGAATGACCAGTTTTGTATCTCAAAAAGATGATAAGGGTGAGCCTACTTCTTGGATTCACAATTATGAGGCTATTATTGACAAAGACAACTTAATGGGTAGAATATTAGATGAAATAAAAAAGGCTTATGGTATTGACAATGTTAAGGCAAAAAGTGATAGACTAAACATTGCGAGATGGGATGTAGGAACTAAACTAACATTGCATGTAGATGACCTTGGGTATGTAACAGACAACCATCTCCCAACACTTATATATCTTAATGATGATTATGAGGGTGGACAGTTGAGTTTTGCTACACACGATATAACTATTAAGCCTAAGAAGGGTGACCTTATTATGTTCCCTGGAAATATGCACTATGCACATGAAGTAAAAGAAGTTTTGTCTGGTACCAGATATACGGTTCCTGTTTGGTTTACGATACCAGAGAACATAGTCGAATAATGACAACTAGCCAAGAAGGCACTAATAAAAAAAGAAAACTGTTAGATGGTTCTGAGGTAAATGATTATGATTATCCAATTGACCTAATATTGCATACAAAGGCCCCTGGTAAGTGGAAGTTGATAGACCTTGAGACTGGACAGGAATATCTTGGATCAGAAATTTCTCATGAAACATTTGGAGAACTATTAAGAACTAAAGTAGCAAAGTCTAAAATTGGTTCTTGGTTTAAAACTAAAGGAAGAGTAACAAACAATGGAAAATGATAACAATCCTATAACTTTTCACTGGATGTGGAGAAGGCACTGGCAAGTAAATGATAGTACTGAGCACCTAGACCTAAAGGGTATTCTTGGCATGGCACAAGAGTTAGATAGTGCAAATATTAAGTCTGTTTTGCTTCCTTACGGTCCAGGTGGTATTGATTTTTCTTTAGTTATACAAGAGGCATTGCAAAAGACAAATCAATTAATTATGACAATTGCTTTGCCAGCATACGGCACAAGCCCAGACTATGCTGCTAAAATTGTTGACACATTGAATCAGTTTGCCCCTGGAAGAATTGGTGTAAACCTTGTTGCTGGTAGATGGGGAGATGAAGGCAATGGCCCTTCTGAAAAATTAGTTCTAGATCACTACATGCACGATTCAAGCCTGATTGATACTCTAGATAAAAGAGTAGCAATATCTGCAGTCTGGATGGATAAGTTTATGAACTTGATGAAGAGCCATAAGAATAAAACACATATGGCGGTTGTTGGATCTTCAGATACAACAATTGGAATAGCAAACAAGCATTGTGAATATATATATGTTGACGATAACTTGCTCTATAAAGATCAGTTTAAGAAAATTGATGGCCCAAAGCCGATAGTAATTATTGATCCACTTATTATTAACCATCCAGATGATGAGGAAAATGTTAAGTATGATAAAAATGCACCAGTAAGAAGACAGCATCATCATGTAAAAGGAACGATAGAAGAAGTAACTGAACAGATTAAAGAACTTTCAAACAAATTTGGAGTCTATGATTTTATGATTCATACGGACCAAGAAGATATTAGTCAACTTCTTAAACTGGCTAAGGAATTTAACGGACAAGAACCTGTCATCGATGAACCAAACTTAACACATCAAAACTTTAATAAAATTGGAAGTCATGCAAACAATGTAAAAGTATTTAAAGGTTATCTTGGAAAAGAAGAATGCGGAAAGATAATGGAAGCAATCAAACTAACAGAGACAAGTAATGTTAGACCTCTTCAGTCTGAAGCCCTTTCCCTAATCTATTATGATTCACTTGCTTTGCCTGAAAAGTATGTTCCTGGAGTACATGATATTCTACAGAAAGAATACGGAGTAAAAGTAAAGCCAAGACATTCTCGTTTTGCTGAGTGGAGACACAATAATAGTCAAACAATACCAATAGATGATATGGGATCTAAGGATTCTAACCACATGGCTGGCTGGATATATCTTAACGATGACTATGAGGGTGGAGGTCTTTCTTTTATTCATCAAGATATCTCATTTAAGCCAGAGGCTGGTGATCTTATTATGTTCCCTGGAAATATTCACTATTGGTACAATGTCCTTCCTGCAAATGGATCAAGATATATTATGCCTATATGGTTTGATTTTGTTTAATGGTATAATTACTCTATGAAAAAATCTAAATGTTTCTTTTGTGAAAATGATGCAACACACTACGATATAGTTGTTGATCATGAGGACTTTGTTATTGCAGATGTTTGTTTAAATCATTTATCTATGGGTTTGATTGTGTAATATGAGCACAAGCATGCCGCATCTGCTAACATTTCCACGAAGTGCATCTCACTATTTCGATAGACTAATGTATAAAAGAATGAACTTTCATATTGAAAGATCTCATATAGTAAACCACTTATTTGATAAAAACAATAATAAGACAAGAACTATAATTACAATAGCAAGAGACCCAAAAGAAAGCATCCTGTCTCTTGTAGCGTTAGAAAAATCTATAATTCCAAATTCAAACAGAATTAATGAGATTGTTTCAGAATATATACTTCTTTATAGTTTTTTATATGACAATGCAGATTATGTTATTAACTATCAAGACTTAATCGGGCATCCAGAAGAAGTTATAGAAAATGTGTTGCATTTTTTAAATATAAACGAAACAAACTATATTAATTATGTTACTGACATTAATTATGATAGCAAAAGATTTGTAGAGTCAAGCAAAACTTTGCCAGGATATGAAGATGTAGATTTAAACAATTACAACATTGAACTATGTTATTTCTATTATAATAAACTCTTGTCAAGATCAGTAGAATTGACAAAACCTTAACACTAAGGTATACTTGATATATGGAACAATGGATTAATGACTATGCCTCATGGGTGCTTGCCTTAAGTGGTGTTGCTGCAATTTATTTTGTTGGCAGAAAACAAATATGGGGATGGATCTGGGCTACATTTAATGAGGCTATGTGGATCTATTATGCAATAATAACCAAGCAATATGGCTTTATATTCGCTGCCATTGCCTATTCTGCTGTGTATATAAGATCATATAGACACTGGAAAGAGTTAGACTCAGACCGTCTATCTTGGAGACTATTTTCTAAACTGCTTTGGGATAAAAAATAAGTGATTATGATATAATTTATTATGAGTTTTTTTACAAGGAATATTTTATCCTTTTATAAACATAGCAGACATAATGAGTGGTATTTTAAAAAACATTTTTCTGATAATTTACATCCTGGGTTTTGTTTCCCAAATGCTTCAGACCCTTATAATTTTGGCTCTAAGGGCCAGGAAAAATCTTTTTCTGGAACAGTAGACGACAATAACACATATAAAATTAATAGTCTAGGTCTTCGTGGAGAAATATATAAAGATACTGAAATCTTAGCGTCTGGCTGCTCTATAACCTTTGGCCTTGGCGTTCCAGAATTAGGAAGATGGACTAACTTATTGGGCAACAGTATAGATAAGAATGTTATGAACTTGGGTAATTCTGGAGCATCTGTAAAAACTATTTGCATAGATATTATAGAATACTGTATGAATAATAAAATGCCTAAGCAAATTTTTTGCTTAATGCCAGATTTTTTTAGAAGTGTGGTAGTGGTAGATAGAGAATTTTATAATACAAGAGAAAAAGGTAAAAATATTCCAGTAATTGAAGATTTACAGATTACATTCTGTAATCCAGAAATAAATAAAACTAAAGACTCTATTGTTATGAAGATAGAAGATAAAAAGTATACAGAAGACTCTGTTTCTCCTCATCAATTAATTCTAGACTCGGTAAACTATATTTATATTTTAGAATCATTCTGTTTATCAAACAATATAAAACTAAATTGGACAACCTGGGATTTACCAACTGCAACAATTTTACAAGAACTACAAAAATCTAAAGAGTTTAAATTAAAAAACTTTACTCCGCTATGGAATCCTTTCGAGGTTATGGGATTTAATTCTTATGTAAACCTTAACTGCACCTCGGATCATGGCTCTGAATTTAGGAAAAACAAGTCCTGGCCAATAGGCTCTGACTATTCTTTAGTAAGGGGTAAAAAGAAAAAAGATTGGGCTCATCCTGGTATTCATTTTCAATACCATGTTGCAGATTTTTTCTATGAAATATACAGACAAAGTAACCCTGCCACTTGACTTGTTTGCCTTGTAGCGGTATAATTAATATATGAATCCCGATAAGTGTGAAATTTGTAGTCTAAGCAAAACATCAGAATGGTTTTGGAATGCTCATCAAACCATGAGCGATGGAAAGGTTTGGTGTGTCAATGCCAAAAGATCCTAAGATAATGTCTATGGACTGGCGTAGCCTTGGCTATTGGCCTGTATGGAAAGATGGAAAGAAAGTGTGGGTGCCTAAAGATGATAAATCATTCAACGAAGACACAAAGGACTAAGATACTACCATTACGATGGATAGGAAATATCTCTGGAGAGTTTGCTGGTAATCATTTAGTTAAGTGTGTAAATATGGATGAGGATGAAGAGTATGGCTGGCGTTATAAATACCACGCAAAAATCTATGTAATTCTTAACAAGCCTTATGAGTGGTGGGGAACATACTACACCATAGATATGGATGCTTGGAAAATAGATATAGAAACTCAAGAGTTATTGAGTAGACTTGAATCAGATTATGATGAAGATGGAATTCCGTATTGGGATAAAAATGTCTAGAACTATTGTCTGTCCTATTTGTAAAAAAGAGTGGGACTTTCGAAAAGGTTTTGCACATGAAAGTTTAACTAAGCATACAAAATCAGACCATAAGACTTGACATGCATCGTTCAATGGTATATAATTAAAGTATGAGTATAGACGAAATGACATTACGAGAAGAGATTGCAAGGGCTATAGAGGCTTTACCAATTAAAGAATCAAAAACCAATGCCCTAGGCATGCGTATTGCTGCTGCCAAAGTTGCAAGGGGAGAAGATAACTATATGAGCAAATACTTTGAGACACAGGTGGATTTTGAATGATTAGCGTTTTCTTTTTAATTCCAGCATTCCTAATAGGATATGCAGTATGCTACTTTGTTATGACATATCATGTTGATCAGAACTAGTCCTATAACGCCAGCAATCATCTTTGATGTGGATGGAACTCTGGCTAATGTAGATCCATACCTTCATCTTGTTCGTGGTCCTAATAGGGATTACGATGCCTTTCATGAGGCTTCTATAGATGCCCTGCCAAATTTTGAAGTAGTTGAAATGTTAAATCAGGCTTTTTTTGATCAAAAACATATAATAATTGTTACATCAAGAAAAGAAAACTGGCGTGGCCTAACCTCTCAGTGGCTTGCTAAAAATGATATTGGACATCATGCATTGTATATGCGTAAAGATGATGATAACAGACCAGACTACGAAGTAAAAAAAGATATACTAATTCAAATTAAAAAACATTGGAATGTGCTTCATGCAGTTGACGACAATCCAAATGTTATTAGGCTTTGGAAAGAGCACGGAATTCCTACTACCAAGATTGGTACCTGGGATGGAAACAAATCTTGACACACAGACTTGAGTATGGTATGATTAGTTTATGAGCAAACGAATTAAGAAAGTATATAAGTGTGTTGAGTGTGAAACTATGATTACAATTGTAACAAAGGTTCATGAGTTACCAGAGTCAATTATTTGTCCTTGTGACAAAGTAGCAGAAAGTCAGTGATCGAATGAAAAAGTCAAACAACAAAGTTTCTCAGCATAAGATTAAGAGAGCAAATAAAAACAAAAAAAGAGTTCAGGCTAAGCCTTACTTGTCTAAGTTTGAACGAAAGCAAAAGTTAATTAGAGAGCAAATCATTTTTGGTGCTTTAAGGTAAATATACTAAAAGTCTTGGAGGTATCACATTGCATAGCGAAGAATTTAAAAATATATCAAAAGACTTAAAGCGTTACATTATTAAAGAGCATATGAAGACATACTATCATTGGACTGTTGGAATGTTGTGCTTTATAATTGGAATGCTCCTTGGTATATTAGTATCATAAGGACTAGCACCAGTAGCCAAGTTGGTTAAGGCACCGAACTCATAATTCGGCTATTCGTAGGTTCAAGTCCTACCTGGTGTACTCAGGGGATTGAAGCATTAAAGTGATGCTCAGGACTTTTAATCCTGAGAAGAAGGAGCATTACCTTCCAGTCCTACACATCTGTAACTCAGTTGGTTAGAGTACCTGCCTTATATGCAGAGAGCCGAAGGTTCAAGTCCTTCCAGATGTACTGTGTCTCCATCGTCTAGTGGCCTAGGACTCTGCCCTTTCACGGCAGCAACACGGATTCGAATTCCGTTGGAGATGCAATACCTCTGTAGTTCAGTGGACAGAACGATGGACTTCTAAGCCATGCGTCGCAGGTTCGATTCCTGCCAGGGGTACAAACTATTTATGGTGTACAATAGGTATATGGAAAAAGTAAAATGCACAGATCTATGGAAAGAATTAATATTTGAAGAGCCCGACAGCGAAAATGTCATCAGTGCAAAACAAAGAATGTCTAGTTATTCTAGAGAAGACTGGTCTGTAATGGCTAAAGAAGCAACACATATGACAGAAACACTTGCAGAATTAGTTAAATATGGAGTTCCTGTTGAAAGCAAACTTGCAGAATATGGTTTTGATTATTTAGTTAAGCACCTTGAAGATTGGTTTTTAAAAGTAGACAAAAAAAATGCTCAAAAATTTGGTTTTGTTTGTTACAATCACCCAAGATATATTTTATTTTTTGATGGATATCAACCTGGTCTTGGACAATATGTAGGAAAAATTATTTTACGCTATGCAAACAAACTTCCAGAAACTATTTCTTAGGATGCTTTACTTCATATGGTGCAATTTTAGACTTAACTCGACCATCCTTATATAGTCTAACAATCCAACCATCTTTAATCTGAACAGGATTAAATGCTGCTGCTTTTTTCTTTGGCATTACTTTGCTACCTTAAATGGAGAGTCAATCCAACTATCTGACTTAGCAACTGGAATACAATTTGGAACTGGCTTGCCATCTGCACCAGGCTTCATGCCTCTTTGTACATAGCCATCCCAGCAAGGAGCAGCCTTGCCCATCTGTGCATCATACATAGCCATAGCAACTTCTGAATCTTCAGGCTCAACCATTAGTGGTGGGATCTGTACATACATTGACATTGCACATGCAGTATAAAGTCTTGTTGCTTCCCAGAATCCGCTTTCTTCTTGTTCAAACAGTTGAATCATAACTGCTGGATTTTCTGCTGTTGCTTCCATATAATACTCTGTCTCAGGGTTTCCAAGAGCACCCTCATACATAACATGAACAACCTGTCCTATATGTGTATCTCCTTCTCCACCGTGGGAGGTCATTGCAAAATCGCCTTCTTTTAGCATATAACCATTATAGCATGCCGTTTAACCTATTATGGGTCCTTATCCTATGGCAGTTAGCACAAACCACTTCACACTTCTCAATCTCTTTCTTAATAGCCTTCCACGAGAAACCATCATGGATCATTCTTGATACATTATACTTCTTGTCTCTTATGTGGTCAAAATCAAGGATTATGTGATTGTTTGCACCGCAGTCTACACAGCCAGAATCTTCTTTTATCTTAGCAAGCATCTTCTTATACTGCTGCTTATTAT